CTTAATACTACGCCATACATTAGACATGAATTTTTTTAGTTTATTAAAGATACTACGTGTTACTTTAGACAAGTTATTAAATGTATTTTTTACGCCGCTACTCAAACCTTTAGCGAGTTTTACTGTTGTGTTTTTAATAGCATTCCATGCTTTACTCATCCATGCTTTTAAAGCACCTACTATTTTCTTAACACCATTACTCATACTTCGAATAGCTTTTACCACACCATTCTTTATAGCGTTCCATGTTTTGATTGAAATAGATTTTATGGCGTTCCACGTTGTAGAAACAAATTTTTTCAAACCACTAATCACAGTTTTAGCACCATTAACTAATGATCTAATAATTTTCAATACACCGTTCTTAATGGCTAACCATGTTTTTATAGAATTATTTTTAACGAAATTCCATAATGTACTAAAGAATGATTTTAAACCATTGAAACTCACTTTCACTAAATTAACTAAACTTTTAGCGATAGCAACTATTCCGTTCTTGATAACGTTCCATGTCTTTATACTAGTTGTTTTTATAAAATTCCATATACCCGAGATAATATTTTTTAGCGCTTGAATAGGATGTTGAACTGCAAATTTAATCGCATTCCATGTTACTTTTGCAGCATTTTTTAAAATATTCCAAATAGCAATAGTTGAGTTCTTGATAGCATTCCAAATGTTAATGATATATGGTTTGATAAATCCGAATACTGCTACTGCACTATTTTTTATTGCGTTCCATGCATTTATTACAAAGTTACGGAACGTTTCATTATTCTTCCATAAGTAAATAATGGCAGCCGTTAAAGCACCAACAATTGTTATTACAATGCCTATTGGACCTGTCATAAATCTTAGTGCTAGACCTAAACCTTTAGTTGCAAGTGCGGCAGCTTTAGTGACTAATGCCCATGCTTTAGTTGCAGCAGTTGTTATTTTTGCTTGTATAGCTTGTCGTTTCATTCCTAATGTTGCAAATGCACCTTGCGCACCTAACAACTTCTCTGCACCTGTAACAGCAAGTAAAGCACCTCTCATACCACTCAAAGCACCTTTAACTAAAAATATTGGTTTAAGTAATAATAAGATAGCACCTGTCAAAGCTACTGTTGAACCTAATATTTTACCAATCATCGGATGTGTATTAACCATGCTTGCCATCCAACCAGTTATAGCATTAGTGATCGACAATGTGACTGACGCAACTGGAGCCATGCCTTTTACAAGTCCCCAAAGGACACCAGTAATATTTTTAATTAATTGCCATACTTTAGGACCGTTAGTTTCTAGGTATTCAACAAACTGTTTGAAACCATCTGAACGTTTTAATTCTTCACTCCACTTTCTAAATCCTTCTGTTACACTTTCTATACCTAGTAACACATTATGAGAGTGACCGCTAAATGCACTGAACAGATTGAATAAACCAGCAAATACATTGCCGAATATTCTTCCAACAATAGGTAAGTTAGTTTTTGTATATTCAACAAAACCATTTATTGCTTTAGATCCTTCAACACTATTTGCCCATTTTCTAAATGACAATGCCATATTCTCAAAGCCTTTTGATGCCCACACAAACAATGGACTTAGTTTGTTAAATACAGCAGTTGTACCATCTACAAAATGATAAGCACCTTGTAATAAATGGCCGAACGCTTGTGTTCCTTGCGTATTTAAAATGTTGAAAGCAGTTTTTGCATTAGATGAAGTTTTAACCCAATTTAACATCTTTCCACTCATGCTTTCTATTTGTCCTGCTGTTCGTGTTAAGAAAGGATTGAGGTTAGATAAAGAAGTTCTAGCAATATTAATGCCATTACTAAGTGTGTTGAAAATTTTAGCTTGGTTTTGAGCGATAAGTCCTTCCCATTCGCTTTTCAAACTACTTAACACACTTTGGTAACGTCTTGTTTCGTTAGTTAATGCTAATTCGCCATCTTCTAGTTTTTTAAGTGCATATGTCGCTTGTCCTGCAAATGCATTAATAGCGCCCATACCAATACCAAATGCGCCACCTAGACCAATAGCACCACCAGCTAATGATGTGAGCATACCGCCGATACCAGCACCAGCACTTACAACTGAACCCATAATAGGTATTAAGTTAGCAAATTGTGTAGCCATAATTTCGCCCACGACACCTTGCGTAACTTCTCCCACACTTCGTAAGGTTGTTGCTATTCTATCTGCACTATCTCTAGCACCTGCAAAACCTGCTCCCATTAAAGTAGTAGCTAATCTCACTTTACGTTGTGACCTAGCAACTTCATCTAATTCATCTGAAAGCTCATCTGCTCGACCTTGTGCAATTTGCATAGCGATACTTTCTTTTAAAATATCGTTACGCAATTTGTCGGCTTGTCTACTTGTAGAACCATGTGCTAATGACACTTCTTTTAAATTTTGTTTAAGTAAGTTGATGTTAGCCTTAGATTTAGTGATAGTATAGTTCATTTCTGTTAAGTGATCTTTATAATTATCAACTGAACGTGTACCTTGTTTAAAAGCAATTTCACTGAGTTTTGCTCTGTTTTTAAGTTCGCCTAAGCTATTTTTTACTTGATCACTAGAACGGTTAAACTGTTTGTAAGCTAATTCTGTTTCTTTTAACTCACGATTATAAGTAGAAAGTTGATTTTCTGCTTGTTGTACTGCTCTTGATGCACTATTAAGCTTTCTTTTTTGTTCTTCGGTAACTACATTAGATTTACTGATTTCTGTTCTAACATCTTCCAAACTATCTTGTCGTTTTTTAAGTAAACCCTCTTGTGCTGTAATTGCTTTGCCTAAGTCTTTTTCTCTGTTTGCTAATTGTTCAGCGCTTAACTCATTTTTCTTAAATTCTGAACGTTGAGAGCGTAAAGATTTATTGATATTCTTTAGTTCTCTTTCTAATGTTCTTGTGGAGGCTTTTATGGGATCAACATCCATCGATACCTCTGCACCTAAGTTAAAATCTGCCATTATTCCACCTCCTTATCTTTAAATTAATGTCATCATTTGTTCAGGACTTAATGCTCCTGCTTTAGCCACTTTAGAAGCCTTACGCTTACGTTTCTTCGTATTGAAGTATTTATCGAAATCTTCCATAACAATTGCATCAACTTCATGTGGTTTGTACTGTGCGTCCTCGATAAAATGACGGTAAACTAAATAAATATCTTCGACTATTTCGTCTGCTGTTTTGTCTTTGTTGTAGTCGCTTTTTTCTTTGGCTTTCCCGCGTCATTACTAGCAAAGATTTTGCTATAAGTATCTGGTAAACTGTTTTCAACTTCTAAACCATCAAACACTTCATCAATCGTGAATTGATTGTCGAATACTTTAACTAATAAATTGGCGAACTCATCGTAAATCTCAAAATCTTCATCGTTGCCTTCTTCTTTGATTTGTTCATTTAGTTCTTCTGACTTATTTAAGAACTCTTTATACTCATCTGTTGCTTCTAGCTCGTCTAGTTCTTGATATAATTTTTCTGCTTCTTCATCCGTTTCTACATCTGCTAATTTGTTTTCTACTTTTTCGATTTTGTTTAATATGCCACGATGTTTACGGTATAAGTTTTGTAACTCGCCGATTGTACTAAAACCTGTTTGTAATTTTTGTTCGAACTCTGCTTGTGCTTTAACTGCACCTAAATTCAATTTATCTTTAACAAATGTTTTATTTTTACCGTCAATTTTTAAGATTACTTTAGCCATTTAGTATTGCTCCCTTATTAGTTATTTTTGTATACAAAAATAGGCGACCTATTACAGTCGCCTTAAATCATTTATGCAGCTGGCGTATTGTCAGCAGTCGTCACTGCGTCATCACCATGAATTGCTTTATAGAAATCTTCTTCATTGAAATCTGGATCTGCACTATGAATACGTGCAAATACTAATTTGTCATTATCACGTTGTACGAATGAGCCTTCCATTTCTACTTGGTCTTGTTGCTCTGGGCTATCTTCCATAGTAGATGCACTTGTATTAGGAATATTGAAGTTACCACGAGTTAAACCGTAGTAGATGTAAGAACCATCATTACAACGATACTTCCATGAAACTGATAAATATGGAGGTACTAAATCAGAAGTGTATAATTCCATACCTTTGTCAACTTTTACTCCTAAGAACTGTTCACGTTCTTCTTTGTTTAATTCCATTAAGTTTGCTGTAACTGTTGCACCAGTAATACCACTAAATAAGTTTAATTTTTTAACTCCATCTGCATATACTGGTTCGTTACCTTGTTCTAATTCTAATTCGATTTCTTGTAAGCCTGGAACGTCTGTTAAAGGACCTACTTCAAAACCATTACCTGCTTGACGACGCGCTTTGAAACCTTCACATGTAATTGCTACTTTTTTATCTGCCATTATTAATTACTCCTTTACTGGTAAAATTATTTCGTATTCATTCATTTGATTAAAAAGGCCGAGTTCCTTATCTTTCGAAAGGTCTCGGCTTATCACTCTGCCATTGTGCTGTTTGATAATGTCATTCACATACTCGCTTACTGTGTAAGTGGTATTGATGTCATTACCAAACGTTTCAATGGCAAATAAAAAGCGATAGTATTCACTATCGCCATCTCTATATATTGTGTTTTGTAATAATATTTCTGTAATTCTTACTAAAGGTGTGTATTCTGCTTTTTGATAGTTTTCAGGAATTTCAAAATTAAATATTTTAGGTTGCTTACTAGAATTGAGTAATTGTTCCAATTCTTTATTGCCTTTTAGCCACGAATATATACGTACAATAGGGTGTCTAGTCGACATCGACCATATTCCTCACTGCTTCTTTATATATTGCGAGAATTGGTGCTTTACTCATTTCTAATGAACGTCGCATAAAGTGTTGTGGTGGTTGCCCCATAGAACGATTAGAGGGACGAGTACCGATATCTGGAAAGTGGATATACCAACCTGCATCAGCACGTTTGCGACCTTTGTCAAAACCAACTGTTTTAGTTGGATTAAGTTCATCACGACTGAAATTAGAGATTTTTAATACCTCTACTGCATGAGTTGAATGAGTTTGTCGCTTGTGTACTGGTGTATTAGCCTCAATGTTAGCTTTATAGAGTTTTGCACCCTTTGTTACTGCCTGTTTTGATTGCTTTTCACTATTGATAACTAATTTTCTAATTTTATCTGATATATCCTTATCACTGTCGTAACGTTGTTTAGTCATTACTCTACCACCTCGCATTTCAACATTTGACGCTCTAAATCTTGTAAGTCTGTTTCGATATATTTAATCTTGTATCCTTTTCCTTTGAATTCAACTATCATATCTGACTGTATATCAGCCTTTTGTCGATAACGGATAATAAAGTCGATTGTTCCCCGTCTTGCCTCTAGGCCCATTTCTCTAAATTCTTTTATTGTAGTTTTTGACACTTCGCAATAAGGAGTGGCAATCAACTTCTTATCTGTTACATATATACCTTCATCATTGACTGTTTCAGTTTGGTCATAAATCTTTATTCTATGTTTGAGCCTTCCGATTTCCATAAAGCATACGCTCCTCTCAAACTTTGAATAAGCGCTAGTGATGAAGGAGCTACATTGTACTTAGCGAATTGACTTGTAATTGATCTATTCTCGTAGTGATGACCAACTTGGTTAATCACAGCTAAGTTGTAAAGTGCATTACCTTTATAAAAAGCATTTGCTTTACCATAACCACTTACAGCGCCCTGTATTTCTTGTTCAGACGCTTGTATCAACCCTAAAATTTCATCATCATCAAAATCATGGTCAACTCTTAAACGATTTTTAACTTCTTCAAGTTCCAAAGTAAGCATTTAATCACCTACTTTTTATCTTTATTATCAATACGTTCTAAGAAAGGACCTTTAAATCCTTTTTCGCTCAATGTTTTCTCTACTGCATCAGCACGTTTTACTGTCATTTCGACTTCTTCATTCTTTTTAAGTACACGCTTTAACTCTAAGTCGTTATATTGTTGTTTAACTTTAAAATTAGCCATTATTTAGCCTCCTTTTATGCTTCTGGTGAGCCAGTGCCTAAATCTCCAGCTGTACCTGTGTAAGTTAAGAAACGACCTGCTTCTTCTACACCTTTTACAACGTCAAAGCGCATGTAAGTTGCTAAAACTTGACCATAAATTTCATTTTCTACCCATTTAACAGTAGCTTGTTTACGGTCTGCAAAGAAGATTGCGTAGTTTAAATCGCCGATAAACGCTTTTTTATCGCCCTTAGCACCTAAAATTTTATCTTTAACGATGAATACTGGACGACCAAATAAAGTTGTACCTGATTTGCTAGTGATATCTTGTTTTAATAAATACTGACCATTTTTGTCTTTAAGTGTATCTAACGCTTGATAGAACGATTGAGACACAACTAATGAAAGATTATAAGCTGGATCAATATCTACATTGATGATTGCTTTAATATCATCTAAGTTAGCAGTATTAACTGCCTCAAATGTTTTCATTACATCTGCAATTTGTTGGTTAGTTGTATTCAAAGCTTGGCGTGCATTGTTTTTGGCAATGATTTGAGCAAGATTTGCTTCACTATCGTCTAAACTTTCTTGAGATACCGGAATTTGTCCACGATATGTTTTGATTTTGTAATCAATATCAGTAAACTTAGGACGTTTTAATTCTGGGTTTTTTTCTAATTCTTCAACTGCAATCATTGTTTCTTGTGCAGGATTTAAGATTGGATGAGAACCTGCAGCAGTTGTAACTGGTTGAACGTTTACGAATTTTTTAAGATCTACTACCGTTTCAGGTAATTCTTCTGGAACATATTTAATATCTTCTGGAATTAAAGGTTGTGCATCAACTGATTTAACGTTGTCACGTTTAGCCCCTTTTGATTTAATGTAATCTACAAAGCCTTGTGCTTCGTCAGATAACTTGCTTTGTTTGTTTTCAATAATCTGTCTTGTCATTGAGCGTTTGCCTCCTAGTTTCTTTTTATCTTCTAATTCTTCATCAGTTGGGTTTTCAACTTCTCCTTTAACTTCAACTTTTTCTGGTTGTTCTTTCTTTTCTGTTACTTCCACATCTTTACTTTCAGCATCTGGTTTATCGTTTTTCACTTCTGTTTCTGTTTTCTCAGTAGATGCTGGTTTGTCGGAATTACTTGAGATTTTTTCTTCTGATTGAACAGCGTCAGCAATTTCTTTTTGTTCATTGTAAGTTGCTTTGGCTTGTTCAATTTCTTCTTTTAACTTTCTAGCAGTTTCTACATCTCCATCTGCGACTGCTTTTTGTGCTTGGTCAATTAAATCATTAATCGACTTCGCTTGTTCGTCTAATGTAGCCATTAGCTTCACTCCTTTAATTTATTTATTAAAATTCGGCATAAAAAATAGCCTACGTATCTACACGTAAGCTTTCTAAGTCGAACTCTAATTTATACTTTTCTAATTCCTTAAATTTGTCGAGACCTTTAGCGCGTTGTCCTACAACAACTGATGTATCTCGATACGCTGGTAGAGTAACAATACTTACTTCCAAAAGTTCATCAATCTTGTTAATTGTTTGTACATATTCACCGTTAATCTTTGACCATGTTCTTGCAGTATCGTCGTTAATAGGGAGTGTATAAAAAAAGCTGCATTGGTTTACATTGCCTGCTTTGATATTTTCATAAATATCTCTTGCATAGCTTGTATTTGGTAAAAAACATTTGAAATAAAGACCTTTGTCGTCAACGGTTAGTTCTAACGTATTTGCTAATGTACGACCAACAATTTGATTATAATCGTGATTGATTAAACACTTAACATCTGTTACATCTACCTGACTTAGTGCAGTCGGACTTATAATTTCTTTAAACCCTCCTAAGTCATCGCTTAATGTGTCGAAAATAATTGCATAACCTTCTACTACCATTTCTTCATCGGTAGTTGTTTCAATCTGACTGTATGCCACCCAGTTCATCACCTCCTTTATTGAGGCTATCTATATTCTTCTGAACTTTACTATCTTGATAAGCTGATAAATCTTTTAAGAATATAGTATTTAAATCAGCGAGTGGCTCACTGCCATTTTCTACTGGTTTAAAGCCGAATTGCGCTCTAGCTTCATCTAACGTAATAATTTTCTTAGTGAATAACTGCGTAACACGTTCAAGTTTTACTTCTGGATCACTATCAATCAAACGTGCTACGTCATAATCGAGTGTTACTTCATATGGCGATTGAGCAAATAATTTTTCTTCAATTTCCGCATTCATCATTGAGAAAATTGGATATAACGTACTTCTATAATATTCAATACCACTGTCTTTTAAAGAAGTATTAACAGTTTCAATGCCTAGTTTCGATAAAGGCAAACCAAATGCTTTAGCAACCTGCTGGGTACTAAATTTATAGCTATTTAAAAAGTTCAACACTTCGGTTGGTACTTTTAATCTGTCAAAAGTCATTGTGTCATCTAGCATAACTAAACCGTTATTATTCTTTAATTGACTGTTTTCAAAGTTTTGTCTGATTATCGCTAATTCTTCATCAGAATAACGACCATCTTCGTATTTAAGTATTGCAGTAGAAGTACCGCCATTTTTAAAGAACTCATCTAAGAATTTCTTACTTCCCATTGAAATGCCGATTTCATTAGCTAGAGCGAATAAAGGACTATAACCGTTAAATCCGTCCATTGAGAACATTCTAAAATGAAGTACATCTTCTGTATCAAAACGAACATGACCGTCACGTTCATCAATATAGTTATACTTAATTTTATCGTCTATTTGTTCAATAGATACTGCGCTATTTTGCATGTGGTAAAGTTCTATCGGTTGTCCTTTATCATCTCTTACAATTTCAACGTATGAGTTACCGTTTAAAAGCATGTTCGCTACAATAATGTATTTGAAGTGCCACGCATCTAAATATGGATTAGGTCGTTTATTAAGTAGTTTAAGTATTTTTTTATCATCATCTAAATAGCTATCTGCATCGTTAAATTGAATACTAGTACTTGCGATATCTTTAGAGATGATATCAATTGCAGTAAATACATCACTGTTTCTTAGAGAACTAATACCATTCCATGTAATACCGCCTAGACCGTTTGCTTCCGTAATCATACGTAAGGTGCTTCTATCAATTGTTACTTCATTACTACGTCTGAAACCATTAAAATTAAATACGCCCATTAACTATTTCCACCTCCTCCCTTAAAAGGCTGGTCAAGTGTTAATGCAAAGCCTGTCACAAGTAGTCCAGCAACAATAAAACCTAATGGCTTCCATGCTAAATATGCACCATATCCAATTAAGATAATGCCAATTAAGGTTAATAGTAAGATAATAATATTCTTTGCTATTTCCATACGTGCCACCTCCTTATATAAATACTGGCAATGCTCGTTTTTTGTCCCATTCATGTTCACTTGCTATAACGTATGCAAATATTGTACTCATTAATGGATCAATCTTTTCACGATTGAGTTTTTTCTCAATCATGACGCTATCATTCACATTCTTAGATACTGCATTTTTTACTGCGATATCGAGCAATGGATTTTTATGATGCTTAATTTGTTCATCTATAACTTTCAATCTAAAATCAATGACTGGATTAGATAACGTCATAGCACCCTGACGAATTTCAATTAATTCATAACGCCAGTTTCGTTTTTCAATTTCTGCAATAAAACCATGAATAGCATGTGGATCATAACAAATAGCTTGAACATCTAAGTTGTTAGTTAAGATATATTTTTCAATGTAATCTAATACTTGATTACTGTTGATAATGCCACTTTGTAAGTCGGTAATTGTACAATAACCGTGTTGTGCCATTTGCCTATAATCTATTAGGTCACGTTCAATTTTTGCTTGTAGTCCACCTTTAGTAGCAACAAATGAATGGCTTGTCACAAAATATTGTTTCTTAACTTCATCTAAATGTATAAATGAAACTGCTGTTAAGTCATCAGCACGAGATAAGTCTAGTCCGATATATGTTTTAGTTCCTTTAATATCAAAATCAGTTTCGTTTTTCTTCCAGTCGTTAAAATCTAGATAGCTTTCTTCTGACGCTTGCATCCAATAATTAAAGTTTTTAACTAATACTCGGAACATCGTACCTTTTTTAACTGCTTCATCTACTCGTTTTTGCAAGAAATCTTCAATCTGTTCTTTTAGATCATCACTTTCATTGATTAGTGGATTACTTTTTGCCCACATTGTCTTGTCTTGCCATTCTTCCTCGCCATCTTGTTCAAAAATTATTGCAAAATACTGTTCATCTCGATATGTGTCAGCGAGTATTTCTTTAGCATAAGGCCATTCGTCCATATACATCGGCGCATTTAGATTAAAACCAGCAGTTGAGATGATGAAGATTAAGCTTTGCATTAAGTTACCTTGACCTGATTGGATAAGCTCTAGCATTTCGTTTGTTTTTGCAGCATGATATTCATCTATAACAGCTAAAAATGGCTCAAAACCGTCAACTGCCCCTGTATCACGAGAGAGAGGCATAACGTATGAGCCATCTTTTGTATGTTGTAGTAGTTCTCTAACCTTTTTAACGTCTTTTTTTAGTTCAGGTACTTGAGAAATGAAGTACATCAGTTGCTTAGCTACCATGTTGAATACAATACTAGCTTGTTTCTTATCATTTGCAGCACAAAAAATTTGTCGTCCTTCAGCAGGCTCTCTATCAAACAAAAATGAGTAGAGTGTTAAACCACTTACTAAGAGTGATTTCCCACCTTTACGAGCCATTGAGATAAATGCTTTATTAAATCTTAGATAATCATCTTCTTCAGTAAACCAACCTCTTACCATTGATACGATAAATTTTTGAAACAATGCGAGTTTATTAAATTTACCTTTTGTATCTGGCAATACTTCAATAAATTGAATAACTTTCTTTGCACGTTTAGGTTTATATACATAAGGAAACTCATCATCTTCAATACTTCGCTTGACATCTCTTAAATGTCTAATACAAGCAAGTTGTGTATCTTTGCAAGTAATAAATGTGCCAGACAGTACCATGACACAGTATTTATAAGCATCATCTTTATACTCATTAGGAATGTCTAACAGTTTTTCATATTCTTTATTAATTTTTACGTTAGTCATCGTCAGCAACACCAAATTTACCGTAAATAGATTGTTTTTGTTCGTCAGGTGTAGGTACAACTAACTTCATTCGACTGTCAATCGTCATTCCTAACTGCCCACAGATTGATTTAAGTTCTTTTATTCCATCCATGTAAGTAAAGTATTGAGGTGTTCGCTTTGTACCTTCTTCATTCACTGTGCCATGTTGCATAATATGGCGATACGCTTCATCTGTAAGTGATACTAATTGGCAATAACGTTTGATACGATCATAATCAAGTTCTGCAATAGGTAATTGTTCGAGCAAAGGAATGATACGTTTCCATTCTTTCTTACCTTCTTTAGTCAAATCAGTTGGCACACACTTAACATCAATCTTATTAAATTGAGATAAACCATTTTCTTTAAGTTCTTGATATTCTAAATCTTCTTTATTGTGATTCCCTGTTTTTGCAGCGTTCAATTTACGTGGTCTAGCCATGTTCTCACCTCCAAATAGCGATTTTAGATTTTTAGTTTCTAGAATTTGGGTACAAAAAAGTTATCGAGCGATTACGCCCTACGTGTATCAGACAGGGGGTATATCAAGCCCTCCCTTAAATTTCCGATGCATTGTTCATCGTTTCCGTCTTTGCCCCCTATGGCTCTCTAAATGGCACTCGGCGCATACCGTTTCCAAGTTATTTATATCTAATCGTTTTTCCCAATCATCTTTTAATTCAATAATGTGATGAACGTAAAAACGTTGACCTTTTTTCACTGGATTAACGTAACCTTTTCTAAGGCATGACTGACACAGATATTTATCTCGTAATAGTACTTGTTTACGTTTGTTTCTCCACTCTTTTGAGTGATAGAACTCCATATACTTGCTATCCTTACCATATCTCGTGTGTGCGTTATACTGCTTAGCATTACGTTGCCTATTACGTTCCCTTTGTGCCTTGTACTCGCTCTCAGTCATTGTCTTTCTTCCTTGTCTAATCTTTGGTTGAATGAATGACAAATGATTTCACTTCTTTCAAGACAAAAAGAAAAGAACAAACAACAATGAAGTTGAATGTTCTTTCTGATTGTTAGATATTATTATCACAATTCAATTATAAGTTTTATTTATTCATATACAAAATTAATGTTGATGTTGCTTATCTTGTTGATGTTGTTGAAGTTGTTGATTGTGCTTATCTTGTTGTTTTACATAAACGTTTACAATCTCATTAATTCGACTATCTAAGTTTGTTCTTCCAATGTTCATAATCTCTCGAACATCTTTAGGTTTCTTTCCTTTCTTAAATAGATAAAGAATATTCAAGTTCATATCATTGTTAATATTATGTTCATACTTATCTATGAACGATACAACTTCTATATGTTCATCATGTATTCTCGATAACACATAATTACGAGTAGCAATCGCTTGTACCTTATCTGTTGTCTTACCTTGTGGCTTTGGCATAGTTGCATCAATGCCATACTGTGCTGTACCATTACTATCTTGAATGTACCCTTCATCTATAAGTATGTTCTTACGCCAATGATAACTATATATCATATCCCTTATTTGTTCGTGTGTGTACAAGTGATTACCTCCAGTTAATTAATATCGCTGTTAGTTATAAATTCAAAAGAACATATATTCTTTTTATTAATTACCGTTTTATTGCCTAGTCTATCTGAAAAGATAAATACATCTCTATCTTCATTATCTATAAACATTTCGAGCGATCCGACTAAAAAATCTATATCATCTATATGCTCATGTGTATACTCAGTATAATGACTTACATAGTTTATACGCACCATTCTATAAGTGTTAGATTTTTTGTAATTCATCACTTAACCTCCATTACTTAAACTGTTTCTTCGCTCTCTCAATATCACGTTCAATATCTTCTATGTCACTCTCACTTACAAACTTACTAAAGAGATATACGTTGGTGTATTTCAGTGCATCTAATTCATTACGCAAGATTGAGTTACTACCTAATGCAATCAGTAATGCTATTGCGAGAATTATTGATATTGCTATCCACATGTTATTTACTTACCTCCATATTTAGATGCATATGATCTGATTGGTTAAAAGTATCCACATCATCTTCACTCTGCAACTTAACGATAAGTTCGTTAGTTAGATATTTGCTTAATTCATACATTCCGATGATGAACCATATTTTTAGTATGCGTTTAAACATTCCGTTCACTCCTTTACTCTAGGTCTATCTCTATGAATTTTATTCATACTCACCCAAATAGTTTGTAATGCATAATACTCTGCTTGTAACTGTTCAATATAACTTTCATTAGCGTCATCGAACTTTGCGTGACTTATTTTTTCTTCAATATATGCTTTTGATATGCCAACACTTTCATGTAGCTTTTTAAATTCTCGTGTGTAATAATCTTCCATTCCATTCACTCCTTATCGAATATCCCTAATTTTTTATATTCATCTTCTAGCCAGCGCCAATTTGCTTTAGTTGGTTTAATGTAATTTAATAACCCTTTACCTTTCTTCTTAGCTTCTTCCTTGCTCTCTGCCTCTACCAACGTCATACGTTCATTCTCTCTAGGTTGTTCTACATTTACATGCACATTCCCTGTGCTATCTGTGAATTCTCTGATTAGGAATTGCATTATTCTACAACCTCTAAAATCTCATGTTTCATTCTGTATTCTTTGACAGTACCATAGCAGCGTTCTGCAATATCCATAGCACTATCTAAATAAGAAGTTTTAATAGCTTTTTCTATGTTTTTAGTGAAACTGTATACATTTCCAAATGCATTTGTTGATACGTACAAGCCACTCTTTATTTCAATGATATATTTCTTGTCATTTTGGTTATCTTCCATTCCAACTCACTCCTTATCCAGCTTGTTATTCTCGAATTGTTTTCTTTTACGTTCTTCAAACTCTTTGCGTTTGTTTCTAGTTTTCTTTGCAATTCTTTTATATTCACGTTCTTCTTTGGTATTTTCTAAATACATTTTGACAATCATTCCTGCCGAACTGACTAATAATAGTAAGGCTATAATAATTAAAATTAGTTCTGTCACTTCCCCAGCACCTCTTTTACACGTTGATATATGTCCTTACTCCCCTGTGCTTCCGTATGCTCCACGTTCTGATTCTTCGTCAAACTCTTGCACCTCCGTTGGCTCTGGCAACATCACTGGTGTAACGACTAACTGTGCTAAACGTGTGCCTGCTTTAACTACGATTGCCTCATCACCGATATTGTCTGTGATAATTCCAATTTCTTTGTTATACGTGTGATCAATTGTTCCAAGCGCTACACGTAACTTAGTTTTAAGTGAATTACCTGAACGTGGTCTCACTTGCGCCTCATATCCATACGCTAAATCAATTGCAATGTGTGTTGGTACTACGACTGTACTATGAGCAGGAATAGTTGTATCTTCTGCGACATATAAATCTAATCCACTATCTGTTGGATTTGCTCTCGTTGGCAAGATTGCATTTTCTGATAATAATTTAATTGGTAAAATTGACATTATTTTCTCTCCGTTTCTTCTTCCATAATTTGTGATAAACGATATATTTGAATATCAGACATTCCTATTCTGTTACACGCTCTGAAAAAAGCTTGTTCTTCTTTTGATTGTTCTCTTTTTGCATACTCTGTAAATTTATATGCTGCAATTAAGTCCTTAACTATTCTAGTGACTACTGTTCTAATTATTGATTTACCTACAAATTTAATTACGTTTTTCATTTATTGTTCCTCCGATATTTGAATTAATTGAATGTTGTACCATTCTTGATAAACGTTCCCTTTCTGCTTTTGTATCAACTATTTGATATCTGTAATTCAACGCAGGTGCTACTGGTGGTTTAAGTGGCGACTGCTTAATAACTACTTTTTGTTCACCGACCAATGTATGAAAACTGCCACCATTCAATAAGCTGAGTAAGTCATTTTCATCTAGGAATATAGTTTGTTCACTCATCGCTATCACTCTCCAAATCGCTTAATAAATTTTGAAACTCATGTGTCTCATCTAGTTGGTCCATTTTTATAAGTACATTCTCTAGTTTCTCTAATCGACCATTATCATAATCGCTGTAACTTTTACCTTCTGGCCAATGTAAATCATGCAAGCTAGGATATTCTTCTAATAGCTTTTCTTTTAACTCTAGCCATGCACGTTTATAATCTTTATCTTTCATCGTCTGCACGCTCCTTTTAATCTATATGTTTCCAAGAACGTTTCATTTTCACGTCTCTAATTGATTGCTTTGAAACATTAAACATTATTGATAGCTCTCTAACTGTTTTTGAACTTTCTCTTATATATTTAACTCTATCTACAGTTAGTTTGGATGAGTGTTGTCTTTCTCCTCTAGCTACGTTAGCCAAACCGTGTTTATGTGCATGAATAGAATTTTCGGTAGGTGTTGACCATTCCAAATTTTCTAAATTTGAATTTTGTTTATTACCATCTATATGATTTACATATGCTTTATTTAGCGGATTTGGAAGAAATGCTATTGCTACAATTCTATGAACTAAATATCGTTTGCATTTTCCATTTATACATAAACTGACCATCGGATAACCTCTATTGCCTACATATTGTGATATAGGTTTACTTTTCAATTTCATTAAGCTCGTACTGCGTTTTATACTTCTATCAATGCTTTTGATATTTCCTAAATTGCTAACTTGATAAAGTCCTTCATATCCTTTTATATCTTTCCAATACTCTTCCGCCATTCCTTACACACTCCCTATTCCTTTTCATGTCACACTCACTAACTTTCAACGTCACTCTACTTCCTGCTACCTTAACCACAAAGCCTTTGACACCTAGCTTGCGTAATTCCTGTTGTATCTGTGTAGGTGTCTTACCTTGTGCAGCATAGCGATAGCGTTGGTTAATTGTATCGCTAAGTATCATGAGACTAACTCCCTGCATATCTCATCAAACGTTTGAATACCTCTCCCGTCAGTGATATCCATAATTACGCCATACACATATTGATTGATACTGAACTCTGCTCGGTCCTGCTCGTTTGAAATATGCCCTGTCCCTTGCCTGATATCGGTACATTGGATATAAATCTTAATATCATTCTCACTTGCTCTTTTAAGGTGCTGTACGTACCCCATTTCGCAAATTGTACCTTGTGCATGAGGTAAGTAATCGAATATCATTACATCGCTTGTTTCCATGCCTAATGTGTCATTGAACACAATACGTTCTGCTAGTTTATCTTGGTTAGCATTTGCTTTATCATTAATGTCTTTATCGTCATGTGGTGCATAAACTTTAAAGCCTAATCGTTGTAACTCTTGCTTCTCCCACTCTCTACGCATTTGTTGGCCAATACTAAGCATGTCTCCACCTAAATAGATCATTGTTGTGCCTCCATTTTTTCAATCAATCTATCTGCATAATCTCTAGCTTTTTTAATATCCGCTAATTCATCATCTTTCCGACCTGCACGAACTGGATATTTGACCATGTTACCTTTCATAAAGCCTTTGAACTGTTCGAATGATAATTGTTGGTACAAGAATTCGATGACATCTATATCTCCACTACCTTTGTAATGCTGAGGTGTGTTGTAGTCTACATCTCCCGAAAGATCTACCTTACGTGTAAATGGTTCATTCACTCTCACAAAATCGTCATTATCTGTAAGTGTAAATTTATAACCACCTGCATTTTCTACCTCTGCGTACCAAACTGTTTTCAAACCTTTTTCTTTTGCATACACACGATTGACTATAGCCGTTTGCATAGCCGTAATACCTTTAAATGGCGCTTGGAACTGAACAATATTATCTACTTTCAAATCAATTATTCTTACGTTTTCCATTCCGCTACCCCCTTTGCACGTTGCCGTATTGATCTGTTTTGACTTTAACCATAAGATTGTTTTGTACTAGATTTTTAAAGTATCTAGTGTTAACTCTATGCTTAGCAACCTCACGTTCTGCACGTTTAGCTCTAGCAATACGTTCTTCTCTACGTTTACGTTTCAACGCTCTTTCGTGCCTAATTTCTGCTTGCTGTATCTCATACAACTGCTTAGCTGTTAATTGCTTTTCATTTCTTTCGTACGTCTGCACCATATTCATATACTCCCTTGCCATGTATTAATTCTGGACCACGCAGTCCTTCGTCATATCTCTTACGAACCGTACTATCTGATACATCAAAATATTTGTACACATCACATAATCTGTAACGTTTACCATCTAAATTCACTTTCGGCATAGTGTCACTTCCAATCTGCATAACTGACACTAACGTCAGTAATGTTTTTGATATTATCGAGTAAATTGTCAGGGTCATTTTTATATCTATTAGCGTAATGTTCGATATAGTTTTCTCTGTCTGCTTGTTTGTTTATCCAAATAGGTTGTTCTACTTCGACGGTTAGATCGAATGTAAGTCTTAGTGTTTCTTCCTGCATTACACTTCCTCCACTTCTAAAATAATTTTCGGTTCCTCTGCATATTGCTTAAAACTGTGTATTTCAACGATTTGATTATCGTCTTTCCATAGGTGATCATTCGCTGCATCTAACACAGTTTTGATTAAGTTATCTATATCTGGTTTAGTACGTTTGTACTGACCAATTGCTAATAACTTTTTACGATTACTCCAGCTTTTTGGTACCTTGAAATAAAACGATAATGTCACTTTCAAATTTCCATTGAGTAATACATTCGGCATCTGCTCTCTGATGAAGTCCTTATGCTTTGTATAAGACGCTGGCATGTATGTTTGAACATATCTACCTGTATTTCTGAAACGTGGACGAGGCGAGCCAATAGGTGCCTCATACGTTTCGTTAAAGTTAATTTCTATCTGCACGTTGTCACTCCTAGATATCAAATATCGTTGATTGCAAGCCTAGTTCTTCTTCATACAGAAGCTCATATACGCCTTTGAAATGTTTTAGCTCACTATCTGTCATCTCTTTGTATTCTTCGCTAAAATGAGCGCCTGTGAGCGTTTTAACGATATTTAGATTAGACTCATTTTTCTCTACCTTTATTTCTTCTGTTCCGTCAGGTCTATAAAGGTAATACTTTTCGATAATTGCCATTAGTACACCTCCACGATTGCTGCTCGTTCTTCTTTTTCTTTTAACTTTTGATTGATTAGGTCGACTAATGCTTTTTCGTCCCCGTTTGCCCATCTAATTAATTTCTCAGCGTACATATCTGAACACTCAAGTATTCGCTTAATGTTGTCCATCGTCACCATGCGTCACGTCCTCTAAAATCATCACCAAGCACCCGAACCGTTCTCGCATTTTGTTTCATGCGTGAATTGATCCGTTGCCAGTTCATATTTTGATTTAATTCTTTGTCACTAAAGTTAGTAGTAAAGATATTATTCTTACCTACTCTGTTATCTACAATTGAAAATAGTTTGTTTAATGTGTGTTCAGTGTTTTCTACGCCTATATCATCAAGTACAAGCAAATCTATGCTGCTTAGTAACTGAACTAACTCATCTGTCGTTTCAGTAGCATTACGATTGTATGTTGCTTTAATGCGTTCCATTAACATTGGTATGTGCATGAACGCTACCGAATATCCTTGTTGCTTAATTGCCTTTGCTACAGCATAGGCTAAATGACTTTTTCCAGTACCGTATGATCCTTGTAGTATTAATGACTTGGGTTCATCTATCGAAAAACCTTTAACGTACTCAATAGCCGTACTCTTTGCATGTACTTGGTGTTCGTTTTGTGGTTGGTAACTGTTAACTGTTGCATCACTTAAAGACGCATTCACATTAGATTGGTTAAAGATACGATTGAGATATTTCTCTTTTCTTTCCGCTCTTTCTTTTTTTCCTATTTCAATCAATTCACATTCACAACCATGTCTGAACTCTTGTCCATTACTGAATTTGTAATAGTCGTAGGTGTTGCCACATCTTTCACATTTAAGATTATGTTCTTCTTCTACAATGTTTTGATTAGGCTTGATATTTCTTGCTAAACTTCCTAATGATTGCATTACTTACCACTCCTAGTCCCAATAACTTTCGTCATACTTCATTCTGTTAAGTTGATCCATGCCACTAGGTTGTGTTTCTTGATTAAGATATCCTTCAAATTTAGTACCAAATAACGTTTCAGGTCGTAGATACTTTTCCATGTCTGTGCCTTTCCATTCGACAACCTTGTTATTAATAACTTGTTTGAAGTCATCTAATGTAAAACCTTCATCTGTTCTAGCACGTATGACTGTTTGATTTTTCTTAGTCGTTGATTTGTAGTGCTTACCAGTTTTTTTATTAAGGTAATCAATCACGTCTTTGTAAGGATATGCAGTCGACGAAGGAGACAATATATTATTGTTAGTAGTCTCTGTTGTAATCTCTGTGTAGTCTCTGGTATTGGTCGTATCATTTTGATACGCTCCATCGTATCTTTTTGATACACTCGTCGTATCATTTTGATACGATGGTCGTCTCATACCTTCCAAAGTTTCATAATTAATGCTGTACCACTTCGTTTTGTCGAATTTCGCTTTATTATAATTACCTACGTAAAGTAGATTTTGTTTTTCTAAACTGTATACAGTACGCTTGATTGTTATTACCGACCAAAAAGGAAAGTGCTTTTGCCATTCAGGAAATGAGTTGTATATCCAGCGTCTACCATCGTAGTTATGGTTACTTTTCTTTAACCAGTAGTGCATTTGCTGTAATACAATTGCTTCATTCAAGCCTATTTCAGTAGCTAAACTAGGTAGTACGAGTATTGGATAATCGTCAATTAGTAGATTGCTCATGTTTTATCACTCCCCGTACAATATCCATTCAGGCGTTGTATTAAATTCTTTAGCTAACTTTCTAATGGCTTCCATTTTTGGTAGTTGCGCTCTATTTTCCCAACGTGTTACAGCAAGTCTCCCTACACCTACACGTTTTCCGAATTCAATTTGTGATAGTTCAGCATCAAGTCTTAGCGTGTTAATTCTACGAGCAATGTGCATTCTATCTTCATACGTGATCATTCTTGATTTCATTGTTTAACTCCTTTCAACATGGCATTGAGTCTGTCATCAACTTTTATCCAACTGTTTTGTAACTGATAGTAATTGTTAAAACTGTCTATCCCCATTTGGTGCTGTGTTGTATGATGTTTACGACACAACGCTAAAACGTGTTTATCATAGTGGTTTATCTTATTTCTGTTCATCCCTCTACCTACTGTTTCTAGGTGTGCTAGGTCTGAATTAGGTTTGCCACATATGACACAATGTCTAGTGATAGTTGCCCAATAGAGATAATTTTTATCTTCTTTCATCATTTCGCTTGTTTTGTAATTGAGTGGTATTCCATTAGTGAATATCCATTCAAACATTACATCTATAATTTGTTTGGCAATCGTTCTTGTACAATCGGCTAATGAAATTCGCTGTTCATATCCATATAAGAACTTCACATAATCTTGAAACATTTGCCTCATATAATCTCTAGGTTGTCCTGTATGTGCTTCTATATCGTTACACAATGCGAATATCAACCTACGTTGTTTGCCAGTGATAGAATTTGGATCTATCACTGAACAATCAACATCAATAGGTTTGCCTAAGTCCAATAAATCAATAGCTTGTTCAGGTATTTCAACATTAGTAATAACCACATCGTATAAACCTTTGCTATTTTGTTGATACTTAATAATTTGCTGCACTTAAATCACTCCGATTAGAACGGAAGATCTTTATCATCAATATCAATTGGACCATTAGCGTTTGCGAATGGATTGTTTGGACTGTTCAAACTAGATTTACTTGTTTGTTGCTCATTATTATTATTCTTTTGATTATCTTTAATTTCATATTTTTCAAATACTGGTGTGCCATCAAATTTCCAAACACGTTTTAAAGAAGTGTTCCATTTATCTGTGTAGTCATTGTATTTACGTTCTAATTCGATATTGATTGGTTTACCGATAACATCTCTCTCAGTAAAATTGAACATTCCATTATCACTTTGAATACCTAAGTCATCTAAGAATGTGTACATCCAGTTTTTAGCAAACTCATTTTCCATATCAGCGTTAGCATAATGAGTGAAGTCTCCTTCTTCTCTGTGAGTGAATGTGATAACAAATTGAGGATGTCCGTTTTTAGAATTTTTACTTTCGAAGTTTTTTACTTTCACACTGTATTGACCGGGTTGCATATAGTTACCTAATTTTTGAGCATTTTGTAAGTTTAAATTGAAGTTCATATTTGATTACCGTCCTTTTAATTAATTTTTAGTTTCCGTTTCTAATTACTTCTACTACGTCTGTAATACTAGGGTTAACAAATCGTTTATCATTAATTGTTACGTTGCTTGCATGTCTTATCTTTGTTTCAAATAAGCTAGAAGGTTCAGCGTTCAATACATATTCATACGTTTTCTGACCATCTTGCTCGTGTTCTTCTATTGTCATTCTTGCAAGTACATCAGATTGACTGACAACTGCCTTCCGAATTTGATCCTGTGCTTCAATTGTTATAGTTGGGTTTATCGTGCTACCTTCGTCATCTTTATCTTTATTGATGCCTTCATGACCACTTATCGCTAAGTGGAATTGATGTTGTTCTTGTAACTTAGAGATAAAGCGATAAATACTTACTATTCGAGTTGCACATTCTCCCCAATCATTAAAAGTAGGTTTACGATTTTTACCATTCATGATGTCTTGAATAGTGATGTCACGTAATTTCTGAATAGTTTCAATCACTACTACATCAATCTGTTTACCGTTATCTCTTAGCTGCTTAATAATGAGTGGTAAGTTTTTAACTACTGTTGCAAAATGATTGTAATTAGCAATTGATACCACAGCGCCATTTGACGCTACTGTCGTTCCATCTTCATTAATGTCAAGTACAAGTGCGTTCTCATCTTTAGTTAAGAAAGTTGTTTTACCTGTACCGAATTTTCCGTAGATAGCGAATTTGTAAAACTTGTTAGCATTCTGTTTACCAATATCTTTTACACCGAGTTGTTTAAGAATATCTACTTCTTGATTTTCTTCACTCATCAGCTTCGACCTCCTTCAAGTCTTTCATTTTCACTTTTTTGCGTGTTTCTTGTATATTGTAAGTTGTTATTTCGATATCATGTTTCTCCCAATCAATATCAATATCATCTAGCCCACTAATAACTGCCGCTCTACTTCGCATACCGTTGTAATTTGCGAAATCTTGTGAACCAGGTTTATTTGTAAGCCACCAGCCATGATGTTCATCTTGTATGCGATACTCGATTTTGGTTGTTTCTTTCATCAATCAAGCACTCTCCTTTAATCACTTTCTTAGCTAATTCGAATTTGTCATGAAGTTCTTCTGATGTATGAAATTCAGCGAACATAATGTTCTTAACATCTGTTTTATACTCGTCTGAGTGATGAAAGAAGAATAGGACTACTTCGTCATCACAAATTCCTGTTCCGAATTGACATTCAACACTTTCTTTGCTGTTAACAATTAATACATTTAAGTCGTTAGCAATTTTTAGTAATTTGTGTTTCAACTTGACTGCCTCCTAATTTAGTTGTAAATTTTAAGTACATATAATTTTAAAAGTCTCCGACTGTTTGCTATTTGCCGATAGCATTCAGTCTTTTATTTTGTAGTAACATTGGTCGAAAAATACATAAGTTGTTAATGCTGCGAATAGCGCATATCCTGCTGACTTAGTGATAACCACTTCTGCTAGCATGAGCAGGAAAAATACTGCGTTGAACATCATTCCACTGATTAAAATTGTTTTGTCTTTGTTTGACATTCTCTTAACCTCCTTTCTTCTAAATTTTTCATCGCCGGCTCTAAGTAGCCACGTTTGGCAAAAAAGTTAAACATCATTGTTTGGATGTGTGGTGGCATGACGGCCACTCCTTTCGTGTATAATTTGGTTATCAACCTAAGGAGGTGATAACTATGTCTGAATTATCTATTGAGCAACGCGCCCACGATTTAGCTTTAATGAGAGTTAAGATCGAGGCTGAAAAAGAATTAATGGAAAATCCTAGTCCAACAATCGATTTAGTCAATGATTACACAAAATATTATTACGAATTAAAAAGAAATCTTGATAAACTTTCTAACGAATTTCCAGATTTATTTTCTTAGGTCTTGAGTAATTCTCAATTTTGCAAACCTTCCACGTCACAACTGCCATTGTGATGAGGAGGGTTGTTTTGTATAAAATGTTCATGTTTTGCCTCCTTTAAGTTGTTTGTTTGTGGGTTATAGTTCTTCTGTTAAAAATTTATTAATGAAGTATTGTTGTCCTTTGCCTGTTACTTTTGGTGTACGTGTAATTTTGCTAGATCCGTCCGGATTATTAATTACGCGTTTTTTTATATCTAATATTTCTAAATTCATACTTTTTTGAGTTGGTAAGTTATAGCTCTCTCCACTCTTTTTAATTAAGTAACCATTGTTTCTTAACCATTTGAATAATCTGTTTTGTCCAACATCAACACCGTTTTGTTTAAGTAATTTCGCTAATTCTCCTACGAGTATTGAATTATCACTACCAGCAACTGAATCTGCGAATAGTACTTTAGGTTTGTTTTCTTTAACTTGTTGCTTAAGTACTAAATTGTGTTCTTTTTCTTTCTTATATTCAGTTAGGATATTGATAATATAATCTGGATTATTTAATGTATTTTCGATTACATTGTCTGTGGCGTAAAGTCCATGTTTACGAATGGAAGGTAGAACGTCTTCAAAAACCCATTCTTCAAACTCATCCGCTTGAGGTAATTTAGAGCGTGTGATTAATCTATATAAATTACCTTCGTCTATGAATTTCTTATCTTGGTTTCTGCCTAATGAGTCGATGACGGAACGAATCGTTACCCCACGTTCTTTTGTATGGTCTCTAATAGCTTTTCTTGGATTGGTATATCCTAAAATCTCTGCTACTTGAATTGCTGGAAACCATTCTTTACCTTCAATAGTTAAAATTTCTAAATTTCCGAATTGTGAATTTTGAAAAACTTGTAATTCATTCATTTTTAAGTTCCTCCTTTTTAAGTTGTTTGTGGTTCTTTTGTCGTGTTTTCACGACTTAAATTTAAAAAATATATGTCTGCACTTACTTCTAAGTACAAACACAGCTTTCTGACCTCTGTCATTGTAAAGTCTGCACCGTGCGAACGATTTAACTTGTTGCTTACTGTAACCCTGTGTACATCAAGTAAATCAGCAAGTTCATCATGATTAATACCTCGTTCTTTCAATAGACCTTTAAGCTTGCTATAACCTTTCATATTTACACCTCTTTCTGTCGTGTTTTTACGACTTGTCTATTATAGTACACGTTAATGTAACCTAAGTCAATGCTTTTGTCGTAAATTTATAACTTTTTTTATTTATTCCTATATAAGTGTTGTGATTATTTTACATATGTTGTATATTATAAATGTAGCGAATATATTACAACAAAAGGAGGAAATGGTATGACTTTCGGCTCACGTATTAAAAAATTAAGGAAGCAAAAAGGAATGACGTTGCAACAACTTAGCGACGATTTACATAACCAATTTCCTAGTAAGGATAAAAGGAATAGTTTTACTAAAGGTAAATTATCTAACTGGGAAAATGACAAATCAGAACCAATTGCAAAAACTGTATCACAATTAGCTACTTATTTTGGTGTAAGTATGGATTATTTAATAGGTTTGGAAGATGACATCGTCCCAATTGAAAAGATAGATAAATATTACCAAGTACCATACTATGGGCAAGTGTCAGCTGGTAATTTCGAAACTGTGGAAGTAGATACTAAAGAATTAGAAGTGCCTGATATTGCTTTTAATGGTCGAAACCCTAAAGAGTGTATTGCTTTACAAGTGAACGGAGATAGCATGAACAAAGTGTTATCTAATGGCTCATACATAATTATTCACGATTACAGACGCAATCAAGATTATAGATTGAATAATAACGATATCTTAGTTTTGCGTTTGGGTGGTGAATATACTGTAAAGCGAGTGAGACGAACAGAAACGAAATTACATTTAGATCCTGTGAGTTATTCAGATGAATTTAAAACGAATACTTTTGATTTAGAAAGTTTAGAAGAAATAGAAGTAATAGGAAAAGTGATTTATAACTATCAAATATTCGAATAATTATAGCGCCTCTTATGGCGCTTTGCTATCATTATCTTTATAACAATTAGGAGGTAATGATATGGCGACATTTATAGGCGTTATATGTATTTTAATTGCTATAAGCGTATTCGCTTATCTTTTTAAAGAACTTAAAGCTGCAAATCAAAGTAAAAGTAGGAAACAATCAAAAGTTGGAGAACAATTAGCTAATACATACATGAATATGGGAGGTTGCGGTTGTTTCTTCTTCCTAGTTGGTTTTCTTATACTATTTTATGTTTTTGTAATATCAAAATACGGTTAAGGTAAGGGTACACACTTTCTGCGTACCCTTTTCTTTTAAAGGAGTGATGTATTATGGACGTAGCTATTTACGTTCGTGTCAGGTCAGTACACTAGAGCAAAAAGAACATGGCTATTCTATCGAAGAGCAAGAACGTAAGCTAAAACAGTTTTGCGAGATAAATGATTGGACTGTATCTGATACATTTATAGACGCTGGTTTCTCTGGTGCTAAACGTGATAGACCAGAATTACAACGGTTGATGAATGATATAAATAAGTTTGATTTAGTCCTAGTGTATAAGTTAGATAGACTTACACGTAATGTGCGTGACCTATTAGATTTACTAGAGATATTTGAACAGAATAATGTAGCGTTTAGGAGTGCAACAGAAGTTTATGATACATCAACTGCAATGGGAAGATTATTTGTTACATTAGTAGGTGCGATGGCTGAATGGGAACGTGAGACAATTAGAGAACGTACACAAATGGGTAAACTTGCAGCACTTAAAAAAGGTATCATGCTCACTACTCCACCGTTTTATTATGATCGTGTCGATAATAAGTTTGTGCCTAATAAATATAAAGAAGTTGTGCTATTTGCTTATGAGGAGGCGTTAAAAGGTAAGAGCGCTAAATCAATAGCACGTAAATTAAATAATTCAGATATTCCACCACCGAACAACAGAAAGTGGGAAGATAGGTCAATCACACGAGCATTGAGAAGCCCGTTCACAAGAGGACACTTTGAATGGGGAGGTGTTTACCTAGAAAATAACCACGAGCCTATTATTACCGAAGAAATGTACAATAAAATTAAAGATAGACTGAATGAACGTGTAAATACAAAAGTTATCGCCCACACATCTGTATTTAGAGGTAAACTTACATGCCCTACATGTGGCACTAAATTAACGATGAATACCAATCGAAAGAAAACACGAAACGGTTACACAACACATAAAAATTATTACTGCAACAATTGTAAAATAATGCCTAACTTAAAACCAGTTTATATAAAAGAACGTGAGGTACTACGTGTTTTTTATGACTACTTACTCAATCTAAATTTAGAGAAATATGAAATTGAAGAAAAACAAAGTGAGCCTGAAATAACTGTTGATATCCACAAAGTTATGGAACAACGCAAAAGGTATCATAAGTTATATGCGAACGGGTTAATGCAGGAAGATGAGCTGTTTGATTTAATTAAAGAAACTGACGAGGCTATTAAAGAATATGAAAGTCAAACTGAAAACAAAGTAGAAAAACAGTTTGATATTGAAGACGTTAAAAAATATAAAAAATTACTTTTAGAAATGTGGAATGTATCCACGCTTGAGGATAAAGCCGAATTTGTACAAATGGCGATTAAGTCAATTGAATTCGACTATATTATAGATGACGGACCACCAACTAGCCGTAAGCATTCGTTGAAAATAAACCAAATAATTTTTTATTGATTTAGTATGGAAGTATGCACAATTTAGCAATGTATAATGTGTGTACTTCCATAAATTTATATATAAAAAACCACGCTCATAAGAACGTGGTTAGTAGAATATAGTATTTGCCTCTTAAAATATAAAACTGTTAATCATGCTAACTATCACAAATTGAGTATCTTTATTATAACATAAAAGCCACCCAGTGACATGTTAGGCGGCTTAGAAGGGAACATGCTCAATTGAGTTGTTCCAAAAGATCATTAAATTTTTAACTGGGTGTAAAACCCTTGTGAATTAATTATAACATAAAAAAAGCCTACTAGAGAGCGTATCATCTAGTAGGTAAATACATCACAATAACCTACCCTCATTCGAGGACACAGCAAACCGGCTCGTCAGCCGCACATATGAATTCTCAGTTAATGTGATGTAGGCACTTTAAACGGTCTGTGCCGGTGACCGAGTCGTTTCATGAACAACTATTTCATATTGATATTATAACATAAAAATAAGGCAACCGTCAGTAACAGTTACCTCAAGTACATTCCGCAGATATGTACCGCAATTTCTATTTGATTATAACATAAAAAAAGAGGGCAGTCGCTAGGACTACCCTAAAATGGAGATCTTTGTATAATGTCGTACTATTAATATAACATGTTAGAATACTTTTGTAATTCTTAAACGCTCATGCCATATCCAACCGTTGTTATTTTTAGAATAAACACGACACCAACCGTCCTTAATTTCAAAGACGTAAAATTGGCTATATCCTGCTTTGTAAATGTCGTTAGTAGTGTACCATTCCTTACCTCTAAATTTAACTAATGCTGCGCTATAATAATCGACACGCGCTCTAAATTTAGCTTTAGACGACTTTTTCATATTTAATGGCGGAATACTATTCACTTTTAAGCCTGTTGTATCTTCAATAATATTACGTTGTGCTACTGATTGTTTGTCAGCTTTTTTCGCGAACTTTTTACCGCCTGCTGTTTTATAAATATCTTTAACAATTAAACGTTCATACCATACATAACCGTCATTGCTTGGACTGTAAACTCTAGCCCAACCGTTTCGAATTTCGTACACGTAGAACACGTCGCCCGGATCGTATTCTTCATTCGTCACAACCATTACGTTATTATGGTTAGGTTTACAAATTCTAACGCCTTCACTATCCGCAACCGCTTTAAAGTATGGTTGGTTACTCCATGTTAAGTTTAACGGTGGTTTTTGTTCTAACTTGATTGAACTTTGAGATTTACGTTGCGTTTTTTGCACTTCTTTAATATCAGTTAAATCAACGCTATCGTCGGCGAAGTCTGGCACAATGAAATGTGTTAAGCCTGTGTAATCATCTTCACGTAATTTAGCTGGCGAATTTGCTTTACTATCAAAGTTTTGCTCTAAGATTGTAAATGTTTTTGTACCACCACTATTATCCCAAACTAAACCAGTATGACCGTATCGACTATAAACGCCTGTTGTATAAATAGCGATTGCACAAATAGGTGGCACATAATCTCGTGTATTTCTAACCACTTTCCAACCTTTTGGCATAGCATTTTTAGTGTGTAATTCTCTAGCGTTACCATAAAAACGTACGCCACCAGTTACATGGTAGATGAAGTCTACAACAACGTCAGCGCATTGATACGCAAACTCTTTATCAAAATCAATGAATTGCCCTTTTAAGCTGTGCATATATTCGATTGCTTGTTTATACTTAACAACACTTTGAGGCGAAGGTGTCGGCTTTTTAGTTGTTTTTGTTGATAGTTTTTTACTTGGTGCGGGTTTAACGCCATTAATATATTTAGCGATCTGTTTATCTAAATATTTAACTTTACGCGGATAACCGCAAGCCTCTAATAAGTTTCCGGGATCAATTTTGTCGGCTTGAATATCTTGGTGTCCCGGCACTTCCGTTTTATAATCAATTCCCCAATAGTTACATAAATACGCCAATACACGCGCCATATTATCCAATGACTTACGCGAACGTTGAATGTTACCGGGGAAATAACTACCCTCTACACCAAACGCAACGTCGTTAGCATCAGCATTATACCACTGATTGTCAGTAGGCGTGTTATATAATACATGCCATGCTTTCTCTGTTACTGGAATACATACAATACACTCTTTATCATCAACAAATATATGAGCGCTAGCAACAATTGACCAATCAATCATATAAGTATTTTTATAATAATTCACATTCGTTTGAGCCGATGTGTGAGGGTTTCCAGTGTCATGTGCTACTGCAAATAAAGGTTTCTTACTTGTTAAAGGTTGCCCGCTTCTACGTGTTCCAATCGGTAAAAAATCATATTTAACTGGTACGCCATTCCATTTTTCTGCCATTATGCACGACCTCCACCAATTTTATTATTTTTATCTTTAGTTGAACCTGTACGTGGTCGAACTGTTTCCCAGATACCAGTAGCCATTAGTCCACTAATCAAACCAGCAAGCAATCGACCTCCGATTGATAATTCGGTAACAATTTCAGGAATAAAAGCTGTAATACCACCTAAAACAACACCAATACCAATAGCAATTAAAGGCACAATGTTTTTAGGTACGCCAGCTTGCTTAACTAATTGTGTTAATGCGATTGTGATAACTGAAATTACTGTTGCAAATGCAATAATACTTTCCATTTCTTCCACTCCTTATTCAAAATAAAAAGCCGACACATAAGTGTCGACTTAGATTGTTTAAAAGAATGCAGCTGCAAAACCTAATGCTCCGACTAGTACCGAAGCAATACCACTGATAATTGCAACTATAATTTTTACGTTGTAACCTTGTTTTTCTTTAATGACTTCACTAAATGTTTCAAGTTGTTTGCTATGATCTTTAACTTGATACTTAACATCAGTGAAATCTTCACCGAATTTCTTCATTGTTTCGTTCAATTTCTCTAAATGCTTTTCTGAACGTTCTTGACTTTCAAACGCTTGTTTTTGATAGATGATTTGTTTATCTACCTTATTATTCAAGTCTTTCAATTCACTAGTGTGTCGTTTATCATTCTCATCTATTTTTCGATGAATTTTACTCGTGTTATCTATCCACTCTTCTCTTAATACGAAACGTTCATCTTTTTCCTGCAAAGTCTGCACCCCCATAGTAAGCGATTAATGCATTAATCATTGCTAAGGTTGCAAACTGTACTGGACTTAACCAATTAATCGCATTAAAAATACTTGCAGAAGTTAATAAAAAATAATAAATAGCGTTGCCACTTCCACCTACAATTAACAAGAAATTAAATTTATTGCTTATTTGTTGTTTAGGTAAGAATACAGGTGCAAGAATGATAAACAAACTAAAAATCATGCCTAGAACGCCCCATAACCAAATAGGCATGACTTGATGAAGTGTTATATAGAAGTCGCTATCGCTTAATACAGTGCTTTGTTCTTTAGTCCAAAAGAAGCCTCTTTCAAACATGAGCAGACCAAAACCGAAAATAAAGATAGCTAACACTTTGTAATTAAATGAATTTTCTTTCACGTTTTCAACTCCTATTCTGCGTTAGTTTCAGTTGTTTCTTCCATGTACTCTAGTGAAGTTGTTAATTTTACTGGTTTAACTGTCACTTTTTCACTAATAATACCGAACTCATAATTTAATTCGTTTAAGCTATTTAAACGACTAGCAAGTGCTTTAACTTTATTTAAATCATCAAATTTAGTCGCAATACTAACATTACTAGTTGGATAGAATTGACCTCTGAAGTCATTATCTAATACACTTTCTTCTCCCTTTTCATTTACTTGTACTAAGATATAACTTTCTGTGTTTTTTACAATTTCGTTTGCCATGATAATTTCCTCCTAAAATTTTGTATAAAAAGAGTGCTAAAGGTTACTCTCCTTCAGCACTTGTTTGTTCATTATTTTGTTGTTCTTGATATTCTCTAATGATTGCACGTAACATTGCATTTTCTTGTGTTAGTTGCGCATTTTGTGAACTTAACTCCTCAATAACGTAATTAGGGTTAGCTTGTAATTGATTATTCATTTAATTGTTCCTCCAGCGTATTAATTTTTTCGTTTAATTGTTGTATTGCTCTTAATGCCCAAGATAGCATTTCATTGGTATTCACACCACTATTAAAAACAAATTCTACTGGAATGTCGTAGCCGTCGCCAATTACTGGTCCG